CCCTGCTGCTGAAGCAACCGCTGCAATTTTAAGAATAGCATAGGAGATAAATTATGACTACCCCACTTGCAGGATGGGGGCGGTCAACCTGGAACAATGCTGCTTGGAACCAAGGTGGTACTGTTGACGCCACAGGTGTTAGCCTCACATCCAGTGTCAATGATGTTGGTCTAGTATTAGACATAAACGTAACTCCTTCAGGAGTAAGCGTTACTACGTCTACAACTATACAAATTAGAGAAGGATGGAATCGAGGATTAAATGTCAGTGATGCCAATCTTTCTAGTTTTGGTTGGGGTAATGGTGCATGGGGCAACGGCAATAATACTGTTTCCGTAACTGGTATTGGTCTTACTTCTTCTTTAGGAGAAGAGACTGTTACTGGAACAGCAGCAATTACACTTCCAAGTGTTGCATTAACAAGCACTGTTGATGATGTAACAGTAACTACTTTTGCTTTTGCATTTCCTTCAGGTAATGCATTAACGACTTCTTTAGGTACTGAAACAGTTGCTACTGATCAAAATATATCTGTAACTGGTATAGCAATGACTTCATCATTAGGTGATGAATCAAGCTCGGTTACAAAAACAACTGGTTGGAACAGAGATCACGACATTAATACAGGTGCTTCTATTGGTTGGGGCGATCAACAATGGGGTGCTACAGGCTTATCTCAAGCTCTAACTGGACAAGCGTTAACAGCGTCTTTAGGCACTGAAACAATAACCACTGATCAAAATATATCTGTTACAGGCAATGCAACTACTTCGTCTATAGGAACATTCTCAATATCAGGTGATTCACAGGTTACTGTTGTTGCAGCTAGTGAACCTGAACTTGATATTTTTGTAGGAACTGCAGTATCAAGTATAGGAAAAACAGCATTTCCTAGTGGTAATCAATTAACAGGATCTTTAGGCACTGTTTTAACCTCTATTGAATTAACAGGTATTGGCATGACTTCATCACTAGGTGAAGAAACGCAAGAAACGAGCTATGAAGCACCTAGTGTTCAAGCTGTTGCTGATCGTGGTAATCTTACTATTACTATAAGTGTAGACTTTACTCCAACTGGAGTTTCTGCTACAAGTACAACTGGAACTTTACAAGGAACCTTCTGGAACCAAGTAGATGACTCAAACAGCTCGATAAGTTGGACGGAAGTTCATAAAGCTGCATAAAAGTTTTGACAAACTTTATTTTAACTAATAATAATTATATAGGAGATTAAATGAGTTCAACATATTCAACAAGTTTGAGAATAGAGCTTCAAGCTACTGGTGCAAATTCAGGAACTTGGGGAACTATTACGAACAACAACTTTTCGCAGTCTTTAGAATTTGCAATCGCTGGTGTAGTCAACGTTGCGTGTGGAGATGCGGCTGTGACCACACTAACAAATGCTGATGGTCCACAATCACAAGCAAACAACCAAGCAAGAAATGCTCATATAAGACTTACGGGTGCACATGGTGCAGTAAGAATAGCACAATTCCCAGCTACACAAAAAATTTACTTAATTACTAATGCAACTACTGATTCAGGATCTTCAGGACCTTACGCAATGACTGTAAGACTTGGAGCTTCAGGAAACACTTTATCTATTGCAAATGGTGCTACTAGACTCGTAGCTACAGACGGTACTAACTGGTACGATATTTTTGCTGCTGGTGGTCAATACGGAGGTTCTTTCTTAGCTGATGGAACTGTCGATGTTAATGGAAAAGAATTAATTTTAGATGCTGATGCAGACACAAGTTTAACAGCAGACACAGATGATCAAATAGATGTAAAAATAGCAAATATAGATGTCGCTGAATTAACCACTCAAAACTCTGGTGATTTAGTTATAACTACAGCAGTTCAAGATAAAGATTTTGTTATCAAAGGAGATGATGGCGGATCAGGAATTACAGCATTAACAATAGACATGTCTGATGCTGGAGCTGCAGCATTTCTTTCAACTGTAACTGCTACTCAAGGTATTTTCACAGCAGGAGCACAAGTTAAAAATGGTGCTACAAGCGCAGGTTTTATAGAGTTTTTTGAAGACTCTGATAATGGTACAAACAAGGCTACTTTAATAGGTCCTGCTGCAACAGCTGATGTAACAATCACAATGCCAGCACAAACAGGAACAATGGTTGTTTCAAACACAACAGCTGGTAATGATGTTCAATTAGATTCTTTAGGTATTGCGACAGCAGCTTCAGGAACAGCGGGAGAGATTAGAGCAACAAATGACATTACTGCTTTTTATTCTTCTGATGCTTCTCTTAAAGAAAACATAGTTAATATTCCTTCACCAATGGATTTAGTTTCAAAATTAAATGGTGTTCTATTTGATTGGAAAAAAGATTACATAGATCAAAGAGGCGGAGAAGATGGTTATTTTGTTCGTAAAAAAGATGTAGGAGTTCTTGCACAAGATGTAGAAAAAGTTTTACCAGAAATAGTAGGAACAAGAGATGATGGAATTAAAGCTGTTAAATATGATCGTTTAACTTCTTTACTTATTGAGTGTGTAAAAGACTTGCAAGGACAAATAGATAAACTAAAAAGGAGTTAATAATGCCTACTCCCAGTGCACCTAATGCAATATCACTATCAGACGTAAATGACGAACTAGGTAATTCATCAACTGCTCAACTTAATATGAGTGCTAGTGCAGTTAGAAATTTAGCAGGAATTGGTTCTGCTCCCGCAGCAATAACTATGGATGATCTTAGAGGCGTATCTGCCGAATATGATATAGATTATTTATCAGTTGCAGGTGGAGGATCTGGTGGAACAGCTGAAGGCTTTACAAACGGCACGACAGGTGCAGGTGGAGCAGGTGGTATGCTTACAGGCACATTTACAGGAATTACCAGTGGAGGAACCCTTACAGTCACCGTAGGTGGCGGAGGAGGGGCTGCTTCTGGAGGACAACAAGATGGAAGCAATGGATCAGCTTCTGGAATAGCTTCACCTTTAATAACAAACGTTACTTCCGTTGGAGGCGGAAAAGGCGGAGGTGGTGGAAGCAATGACCCTGGTGGTGTCGGTGGTTCTGGTGGATCAGCTTCAAGTTTTCCTGGAACAGGAAATGCTGGTGCTGCTGGTACATCTGGTCAAGGCAACGCTGGTGGACAATCAAATACAGATAACAACCGTGGTTCTGGCGGTGGCGGCGGAAAAGGCGCTGTTGGAGGAAACTCTTCAGGACATTCTGCACCAGGTGCGGGTGGCGCTGGAGGATCAAGCAGTATTCAAGGAGGCTCAGTAACTTTTGCAGGTGGCGGAGGTGGCGGAGGCTCTAGTAGTGACAGTGGCGGTGGCGGTGGTTCTGGCGGTGGCGGTGCTGGTGGAAAAACTAATACTGGACAATCAGGAACTGCAAACACAGGCGGTGGCGGTGGCGGTGCTGGAAATAATGCTGGTGACACATCAGGCGCTGGTGGTTCTGGCGTTGTAATTTTAAGCGTACCTACAGCAAATTATTCAGGAACAACAACAGGTTCTCCAACAGTAACAACAAGTGGAACTAATACCATTATTAAATTTACTGGTTCAGGAACCTTAACAACTTAGGATTATGTATGGCTCATTTTGCACAAATAGACGATAACAATATTGTAACAGGAGTTTTCGTTGTTAATAATGATGTTATTACTGATGAGAACGGAGATGAACAAGAATCTCTTGGCCAAACTTTTTTTCAAAACCATCATGGTGATACTAAAACATATAAAAAATGTTCGTATAACACAATACGAAATAAGTATTGGTCTGATATACCTAATGGAGTTGAAGGAGATCAAAGTAAAAAATTAAGAGCTAATTATCCTAGTATTGGATGGACATATGATCCATCAGCAGATGTTTTTTATGCACCTAAACCTTTTCCTTCTTGGGTTTTAGACACAACAACTTATACGTGGAAAGCTCCTACTGATCAACCAGCAGGTAATCCTAGTGATAATTTTGATTGGAAATGGGATGAATCATCAACAAGTTGGGTAAAAGATCCTCCTGAGTAAATCAAAACCAATTAAAATTAATTACTCCTCTCACTTGTGAATCTGTATGCGTAGATCCTGCGTGTAAAACTTTTGTTGGAAAAATAACTATTCTATTTTCTACACAATTAACTTTCTTATTATTTTCAAAAACAGATGGACCATTTGTTGTGTTTAAAAAATATATGGCCGTCTTCATTTGATTTAAACTTAAATCATCATTATAATCTTGATGTAAGCCATAAGGTTTTACTTCAGTTTCTTTTATAGTTAAATTTGCTTTTACTCTTTTTATAGCGTTTGGTTGTAAAATTTTAAAGAAAGGAAGCAAGTTATTATAGTAAGCACTATTTGGAATAAAATCATAATAAAACATATGAGTAAATTGTGTAACACCATCATCTATAACTTTGTTGTAATTTAAAAACCAAGGGAATTCACTTTTATTTAATAATGTGTCTTGCAAATCTTTAAATATTTTTTTATCTAAAAAATTATCTATTACTCGTATTTCGTCATGTTTCATTACTTCAATATCAAACATTAAAATACCCACGATATATAAGTGTAACGAGTTCCTTTAGTAACAGGTTCTACTTTATGAGGAAACATAAAAGAAGAAGGAAAGATTAAGACCTGACCTGCTTTTATTTTATATTCTTTTTTATCAAACATAATAAATTCTCCACCTTCATAATTATTATTTAGAGAACCTAAAACACTTAAAAAAGGAACACCTTTTCTTTTACCATCAAAGATAGAATGAATATGGTCACAATGAAAAGCCATTTTTTTATTTTTTTTATATCTGTTAAATCTTATACCAGTATATGCGTGCCACTGACTAAACCACGGTGTATCTATTTCTTTTAAATATTTTTGCAAAGAAAACCATATGTTTTTCATAATTGTATTTTTTTCTTCTCCTAAAGATTGTCCGTAAGATAAAACAGACAACTCATCTTTGCCTGATCTAGTTTCTACTTCTTTTAATGATGGATGATAAAAAGTATGCTGTTGCCAATCCTTACTTTTATTAATATTTTTTATACAACTTTTACAAATACTTTCATCAATAACGTCATATGTTTTTACAAACTGATATAAAAATTTATTATTGTAATTAATCATAATATCAATTCTGTTAAACTTTTTGTATCACCTAGTGTTCCCTTTATGTACGTATTAAAAGCCAAACTTATTCTTTCATTATTACCTTTTTTTATTCTTACACGATGAGGAGTGGTAGAAGGAAAAAGCATTAACATTCCTGTTTTTATTTTATAGTTCCAATTAGCGGAATTAAAAAGACCGTAGGTATGAGGATTCATTAATATATTTTCTAATGGTTGTCTTCTTTCCAATACAATGCTATCAAATTCTTGATCAGCTTTTATATAAAGAACTCCTGACACAAAAGAATTTTGATGTGAATGTAAATGATGAAACTCATTATTTTTTGTATAGTTAAGCCATGATTGAGTAATATAAAGTTTTAAATCTTTTTTCTTCGGCATGTAAACTTTTTGAAAATATTCATTGATGTGTCTTGTTAAAAGACTTTTTAATTGTTGAAAAGGTTTTGTGTTTAAAACATAAGTATTATTACTTGTAGTATTTCCAACGTTTCCATAACAATTTTTTTTATGATTATTAACAGCTCTTAACTCTGATTTAGTAAATTTTTTTACGTCAAATGAATAGTAAATAGGTACAGGGAAAATACCATCTATAGAGTAATCAAAAGTTTTCATTAATAAATTGTATTACCTGTTGTAAAAGGAGTTGAATAAGTTCTTTGTAAACCTGTTATAGGAGTAGATATTTCATTAAAAAAAACAATTAATGTCAACCTGTCTTGATCAATATTTGTATCAAATTTACCTGCTCCATGCCACATGTGACCATCAAAACCAATACATCTGTTAAATAAGTTTTTAAAACTAGCAGTTTCAATAAAAAGAGAATTGTTTAATTTATGAACTTTATTAAAAAACTTTTTTTCTTTTTCTGTCATTTCAACATTATCTTTAATTTTTTTATAATATAATTTTTTTGCTGATGCATAGTCATTTGGAATTGTTTTAGCACCATCTTTTTGTTCGTAAAAAGAAGTACCTGAATTTAAATCAGCCAAAGGTGAAAGATAAATAATAAAAGTGTGATTAACGGGATAGTCAGTGTGAATCCACCCCTCTGTATACTTGGTATTAATAATTTGAAAATGAGCATTTGCTTGATAATAAAGATGTTTCATGTCTTCTTCGTTATGATGAGCTCTTAAATACTTTATACAAATGTAAGAAAAAAAATCTGGATTAATAATATGCAACGGTTGTGATCTATATCCAGGCCACCTTCCCTCCTCATCAGCTTCATAAGATAAAGTATTTGCATAATTAACTATTGAACTAGGGTTTTCAAAAAAATTATCTATACAAGTTAGGGGATATTTAATCATTTGGATCTTCTCCAGGATTAACAAAATAAGTTAAATCACCTATTTTTTCGTTAGATAAAATTGCATCTTGTAATTTAAGATAAATTTTATGAGTAGTTTTATTTACAACTTCAGCAGGCTGCTCAAAGTTTAAACTGTGTTTAATGTATTTTTGTGTTCTTTTTTTAGTAAAAAGAATTATAGATCCAGGAGTTAAATTAACAGAAAATTTTGGCTGAATAGTTATTGCTCTAACATCATTTCCGTAAAAAACTTTAACACCTTCGTAATTAGATTTTTTATATTTTAAGTCTTTTAGATAATTTACTTCTTCCATTATTATAATTGCATTCTTTGATTATTAGAATCAAAAATACTTAAATTACCTGCAACAGATACTCTTTCTCCTTTTGTTTTATAAGGAATTACAGCGTGCATTAAATTGTGTGGAAACAAATATAACTCTCCTACTTGTGGTAAAAAACTATGTCCGTTATTAACCCACCAATTACTTTCACCATAATAAAAATCAAGAGCTCCTGGTCCCGCTGAACTTCCTTGATATTTACTTCTTTCTTTTTCAAGATTTGGAACTTTTACAAATAAAACAAAAGACAAATGACAATTAGTGTGAACATGGATAGGATTAAATTCATGTTCTTTCATAAAATTAATCCATAAATTATCTAATTTAACATTTTGTAAAGCATTAATAGAAAAGGTTTCTCCTGCACGTCGAGGAGACCAATTCTTCATAAAATGTTGTAAATACCCTTGAGCTAACTTAACGATATGTGGTTCAAATGATGCTACAATATCATCAGAAAAATAATATTCTTTTTCTATGACTCCCGCTAAATCTTTTCTTGCATCATTATTTTTTTGTTTTCTCCCTGCTCTTAACAACTTGTCAGTAATTTGTTTACTAACATTAGTTCTAAACAACAAAGGTCCCCAATAAAAATAATTAAAACTTATCTCTTCCATTCTTTTTTCTGTCTCTTTCATAACATAAATTTGCTGTCAAGAAAACAATTATAAAAAGATTACTTGATATATTCTGTCCACATGTTTAAATTAGATCTCACCCAAAAATTACAAATCAAGGAGATATTATGGAAAATCAAGAAGTATTGAAGGCTATAGCTACCCTTGCTGATAAGGTGAGCAGATACCACGAACGTTTATTAGC